AGGAAGGCCCGTAGTTTCTGGCACTTGCCTAATGCCAAACACATAGAATGGATTGTAGGCTTGATAGCAGTTGAACAAGAAACACTGTGCATCGGCACTGCCCAACTTTGCGGCCATCAGGGCTTTTTCAATCACTTTCTCTTTGTGAATGCGACTGTCCGAACTTTCGAGATCGCGTATCCAGCCAGCGGCCACTACGCCCTCAAATCTTGAGTTGCTGTAATCAGTTTCATTCATATACTTAACGCCTTACCACGATGAGTTATAAAACACTTTCAAACCCATGAACATTTCTGTTCTGGCGGCCTTGATAAACGCCAAGTCACTGTCATAGTAGTGTTGGTCCGAATTGTTGCCAAAGAAGAAACCTGATGTAGCCGGCAGTTGATGGTGTGTGACTGCTCGTTCAAGCTCATCCAAGTCCTCGGGAGTGAGTTCCATTTCGATGCCGTTGAAGCTATCATAGCTTAATTTTTTTTGTTCTGCCAGCCGTTCCATCCAGCCATGCAGGTTAGGATGCTTGCGCCAGTAGGCAATTTCACGCGGCTTGTTCACTTTTGTATTCACAAGATCTTTGGTGGTTTCGTCCCACTCAGCACCATCGTAGTATTCGCGTTGCTGACCTTCACGGGTGGCCACATAGGCATACATATCAAGACCCATAGTTTTCTCCTTGTTGATGACGGTATTCTCGTTTAAGCCAATATTTGTATTTGGCAAAATATTCAGACATTGGATAGGGCGGCATGCGGCCAGTCCATTCTTCTATTTCAAGGCAGTGAGCATACCAACGCTGATTTAACCAGCGTCGAAATGTCATGCTGCCTCCAACATGTTAGCAGGCACACGCCACAAGCCTTGTGGGGTGCTCACTGTAACATACTTGATGGCAATCTTGCTCACAGTGCCCGACATGGTCATGCCACGTTTGGTGCTGTGAAATTTCACTGTGTCACCTTTGGCGAACTGACGGATATTGTGTTTGCGCAGGCTGGCCTTGGCAAATTGCACTGCACTGAGGATGCTGTCGAGTTCAGTGTTTGAAAACTCACCAAACATGATTGCAGAGTTGACTTGCTGGATCTTGGACATCTGGGTCATTTGGGGCTCCTTTGTTGCTTACTATGCCTAAATTATAGCAAAAACGGCTTTTCTGGTCAACCAAAATAATAACCCTACAATCACTAGGAGTTCTACTACCGTAAAATTAGTACGATAGTAGTACTTTTGTATTTGGCGTTGCATTTTGGTCCACATGCCCTAATTATAGCAGACACGGCCTTTATCGGTCAACCAGAAAAAATGTATACTTTAGTATACAGGAGTCACAGCAGGCACAGGGGTCACTGCTGGGATGGCGCCAGGGGTGGTATTAACGTTCAATCTTGCCTCTCCTAGGCACTGATTGTTTTTACCTTCACGCATGGCGCCAATGATAGCTTGGCCGCCAATGATGCTGGTATTGGCCACTTGTTCAAGAAAGTAAGCAGGACCACATGAACTGGTTTGAGTACCATAAATGGGCAACTGTTGCACAAAGCTCATTGTGCTGACCTTTTCACCTGACTGAAGATTAGTGTAATCAATGCCAGCGGATGTTTGGTATGTTTTTTCTGTGCTGAGCACATTGGCAATGGCGGACCATGCTGTGTTTAATGTTGCGACATTGGACACAACTTGAGTGTTGGCGTTGTTGTAAATGTTAGTGATGTTGCCGTTAGCTCTGGTTATGTTGGCAACTACCACTGTGGCATTGGCTGCACCAGCTATGGCTAGGTAGGCTGAATTAATGTTGGCAATGTTACTGGCGTCTAGGGTCACAATATTGGCCATGGCCGAAGTGGCAATGGCCAGTTGTGCGGCAATATTGCCGCTGTCAATAGCAGTACCGATCACATCACAAGTGGTAATGGTTCCGTCAGGTCCTGACCCAGTTGCTAAATTATTGGAAAAATACGAAGCTACCGAAGAATCAATAGCTGATGTTTGTGCTTGTATCAGTGGCAATCCAGACATAGTGCTCAATCCACATCCTGCGGTAGTAGGCAACCAATAGCTGGTATCATTGATACTTGTTCCAACTGGTACGTCTTGCTGAGCACGATAAAAAACCGTGTCTGGGCTCAACTGTGCCAGGCCATTTACTGCTGGCGCATTGGCCACTAGATCGTTGGCCAAATAAGTTGTGTTAATGTTCCAAGGAGTTCTTGGCAGGGTGTTGACTGTTGCAGCCAACGCAGGCAATGTGGTATTGGTTACGTTGGTAACTTGTTCAAATGCCACTTGCACAGCCTTGTTACTTACTGCTTGTGCCGGAGGAATTACTTTGCCTAAATCTTCACACCCATTAGGAGCTGCCAGATATGCTGACACATTGTCGGCCAAGTTCATGTTTACACTGCCGTCTGGTCCGTATACCGGAACTGGACCCACGGGACTGGGTGTTTGTAATGTGGTATAGCTGTTGGGAAATATCTTGGTTTGATCCAACAAGTCAGCCATACTGGTAATATTAGGTGTGGTAACTTCCAATATACTCAAAACTTGGTCTAGGTCTGTGCCAGTAACATTGGTCATACCTTGATAGGCCAACTGTTGTAAACGTAAATATTCGTTTTCTGACACTGTGTCTGCACCTGTCAACAAAGTCTGAATATTGTTAGTTGACAATCCTGCAGCCAACAATGGCGTTTGTACAGGTCCAAACACACCGCCTACCATGTTGCCTTCTGCAGCCAATTGACGCAATAGTCCGGCTGGTGTGCCATACATTCGAAGATCATTCAAGTTGGTCAAATTACCTTGATTGGTCAAGTCTGTGGCAAAGTTTCCAAACTCTGGATTCACATCATTGATGCTGTTGGTTGTCAAGGTATCCATGTTGGTGAATGTGGGACCAAGATAAGTTTGTGCGTTTACAGCAGAATTAATATACTGATTGGTTGTGTTGATGTAACCTTGTACTGCCATGAAGCCTTGTGAGAATCGACCAACATCGCTGTTACCAAGATAGTTGTTTCCAGTTTGTTGTATTAACCCCGCAAATCCTGCAGGCACAGTGGATACAGGAGTAAGATTGGTAAAGGCCGCAGGAATACTGTCGCCTAATGCAGGAATGTTTGTGTTGCCAATGGTCAACAATGATGACAGTGTTGTTGCATTAGCAAATGATGCAGCAGTGTAGTTGGCTACAGCCGTGAGAAAATTTGGGATTGGTGATCCGGTATTAAATGATGCAACCGCAGTGGTCAGTGCAGCTGGCAATGGATCAATGCCAGTGTTGGCCAACAAGGCCGAGGCTGCTGTCAACTGCAACGGTGTTAAAATACCTTGTGCCATTATGCTGCCACTCTAACGTTATCTGATCCACCAGCTCTAGCATGGCCGCAAGTGTCACCGGCACCTGTGTAAATTACAGGAATGCCTCCAGCCCTAACTGAGCCTGATCCGCCAGCTGTGACAGCACTACAATGAATAGGTGGGCAACCTCTTTGACCGCAACAGGGGTGAGCACTTACAGAGTTACCATCAACAATTACTGCTCGACCGTTGACTCGCACTGAACCAACGCCACCACTGGCTACTCCTCCTGCACCGTCTGCATCACCTACTCGTTGTACTGCTGGCATTTTATCCTACTAAAATTCGCTTTTCTGGCACTTTGATGCCTGTGGTTGCTTCGATGTATTTCATACGAACTGATTCGTCTGTTAATGCAGAGATAGCAACACAATTCATATTTAGCCGGGGATTTTTGTCAGGATCTGCGGTAAACATTGATGGCACAAGTCCCATGCCTTGAGGGCCAGGAGCCACACTTACAGGGTCCTGTAACATGGCATAACCTTCACCAGCATCCACAACTTTGGCAATCATTTCCTCGCCTGAGTTCAGTTTGAATGTGTAAACTTTTCCAATTTCCATTATTTGCTTTCTGTTAGTTTTGTTCTGAGTTCTGTGAACCCGCCCACAAGTTCATCATCTAAAAAGATCTGTGGTACTGTGCGAGCATTTGGTACTGCTTCTAATAGTTGTTCTCGTGTCCACCCATGCATGATATTGCGTTCTTCAAATTCAATGTTGCGTGATTTCAGTAGCGCCTTGGCTTGGTCGCAGTAAGGACATTGGTCTTTTGACCATACAATTGCTTTCATTTTATTTTCCTTCTTTTGATTTGTCGTAAGTCTTGGCAAAAATATCTGTTTTTACAACACCATAGTCACCAGGACCGTGTCGAACAATGTAGTCATTGCCGCGAGTGTATTCTAAGTTACCCCATGACGCTCGAACAACACCGTCATGGTCAGCAAGTTTTGCTACTTTCATAATCTTCTTAGGTGTAGCAGTGCCATCACCGTTGTCGTCATAGTAGGCATTAAACTTAATAGGACTAACAGGATACCGCTCGCCTTTAGGACCAGTGATAATCTTGTGACCCACTGTGTAGGCGACAGGACCTTCTAGTGTGTCTATTGTACCATTATCGGTTGCTGTTTCATACTTGATAGGGGTTGGGTGCTTGTAGGTTTCAAACCCACCCGGCTGGAACCATTTGTCGTTGATCATAGGTTTGGTAACTCGTCGTAGTCGATAGCATCACTCATCACGCCAATAACATAGTTGGTTGATTCGTTTTCCTGCAGGGCAGTTTGTTTCTTGCTGGTGTCCACGTGCTTGTTGAACCACGGGATAGGTGTAGAGCGTGGTGCAGGCTCTTGGTACTTGAGGCCAATTTCTTTCAGTGCATTGGCTGCTGTGTAATCCACAAAGTCTTTCAAGATCTGTGCGTTGAGGCCAATCACTGGCCCTTTGTTGAACAAATAGTCTGCCCATTCTTTTTCTTCACGGATTACATCCAAGTATAACTGATACACTTCGGCTTCGCACTCTGCTTTGGCTTGAGCAAAGCGAGGGTCTTCTTTCACCACTTGGTTGATAATCCAAGCAGTCCATTCCTTGTGTAGGATTTCATCTTGTAGAATCAACTGAATGATGTTGCCGTTGCCAATGAAGATCTTGTTCTCTACCATTGCTAAACTAGTAGCAAAGGATACCATAAAGCGGAATGCTTCCAATGCATAGCTTGCATTGAGTGCCATCCAAATGGCTTTGACATGCCCATGATCCTTTACAGGAACTTCCAGTTCTTTTTCACAATTGACCATGTGCAAGTGATCGTAATAGCGACCCACACTTGATGCCATGTCCACAATCTCTTTGGTGTCGTGGATGGTGCTAAACACATCCTTGGGCACATTGTAGATGTTACGAATGATGTGACTGTAACTGCGGCTATGAATGTTGGTTTCAAAGAAACTCCAGTTGTACATTAGTGCTTCCAGTTCTGGAATGCTCACTACAGGAGTAAACACCTGTGCTGGTCCACGGCCTTGCAAGCTGTCTAGTGCTGTTTGGCGCAAGAGATTACTGGTAAAGATATGTTTGACTGTGTCTGATGCTTCTTTAAAGTCATTAGCATCCTTGCTCAATGAAATTTCTTCTGGCACCCAAAAGAAACCACGAGCTTCTTGTTCGTACTTGGCCAGTTTGTTGTATTTGACTTCTTCAAATCGCTGAATGGTTACAGGACCAGCAGGATCCAAAAACATCTTGCGATGTAGATAGTCTGTTTTGGTAGCGAGATTGTATTGTGCTTGGCTCATTTTTTGTCCTATGTTGTATAATTATGTCTATCAGCAATCATGTATTGTAATACTCAACACTGATACTGTCAATGCATTTCCTAAATTTATCTTCAACTTCATCACGGTTATCTCCGATAACAATTGCATATCCGTTAGGATAAACACAATTGTCATGATCAGCCACAACAACTTGTTTTGGTAACTCTAACTTGGCAGCTAATTCGGAATTCTTGCAGGAAATCTCTTTGATGTCTCCGCATGGCAATCCCAATTGCCTAAACAAAACTGCGCCAGTTAAATTTATAACAAATTGTTCTTGATGCATTCTTGACAGCATTTTGCTTACGTAATTTTCTTCGCCACCATATGGCATCAACAAAAGTCCGCCCATGGATAACCTTGCGGCAAAATCTATAAAATAAAACTGACCATTTGCATCAACCACAACATCAAGCATGAACGGAACATTGTTTAACTGGGCAACATCAAAAAATCGTTGCAAATGATCCGTTACCGGTTGTTGTAGGAAACTGTATTTACTTGGAAAACTCAACCCAGTTTCTGGCACATACGGAAAAGCATCACTTTCGATGTCATAGCACAGGTCAATGTCAATACATCCATCCACAACTGTTCCCACAAACGACACAATGTTGCCAGGTATGTATTGTTGCACAATATATTCGTCAGTTAAAAAGAATTCAGCTAGTTCATTGGCATTGGTTAAAATTTTAACTCCAATACTGGCCTGGCCTCGATAGGGTTTCACAATGCAAGGTAGCGTGACTTGTGTTATTTCACTATAAATGTCCGGCACTGGTATTGACAATGCTTTCCACAGTCTATAGTAGTTGTATTTGCTACTCAACATTCTCGCTGTGGATTTGCCAACAAATGCAACTGTGTGCCGTTGACATATTTCTGCTATCTTTTCTGTCATGGCATCTGGAAATGATGGTACCAAATAATCAATTTGATTGTTTGACAATATTTGATCCAACACAGTTAACAAGTCATTGGGATTGGCAACAACATGCACTGTGGCATTGCCTGTGTTGATTGTGCTTGGGTCAATGATCCAACCGGGCAAAATTATTTCTACATCATGCCCAGATGCAATTGTGTTTGCAACCGATTGCATCACGTGTGGGGCAGCCACAGACCATAGCAATTTCATGTTGGGTGCCGCCGAAAACTGTTAAAAACCATGTCCCAAATTGGAACAAAGATTCCATAGTTACAGCGACCCTGAAAGTAATGATGCATCATGTGCCATTGGCCGCAAGTGAATAACGGATATCCATCAAAGTTGGGATTGTGTTCCAGTCTTTCTTGTATCAATGCTTGCCATAGATAGAACAATCCCGCCAGCCACCAAGTGTCAGTAAGCCAGCAAAAAATTATTGTTGGAATTATTTCTGTTATCCACACATCAGCTGTAGAAATCCAATTGTCTTGGTACAAAAACAAATTGGTCCAATGCCAATTTGGTGGAGGATTGGTTGCAATAAACTTGTGATGACCCATGTGTATACGTCGGATTCCCGGCACATGGTGTGCCATGCGATGAATCCAATATATCATAAATGTCCATAATAACAAATAAACTATGAACATAGAAAATTGAGAGAGTACTTGTCCTGGTCCCACGCCTGTTGGTATAGACTTTGAATTTGCTGTTGCAATTCAGTTTCTACAAATTGCTTGTGGTCTATGGATGCAATGGGAATTACTCCCCCAGCAGTGGTAGTTGCAAATGCATCATCAGCTGTGTTTAGTAATTCTTCGCTGATGTTGCAGTATTCAAATTTAATGCTATGTTCTTGACATAGGGTATTAACTAACTGCATGGTAATGCCCGGCAAGCGATTCCTAGCAGGCGATAACACACAGCCATCCTTTATAATTGCCACGCTAAACTGTGGACCTTCTGTAAGCATACCATCATGATCCAACAACACAGGATTGTCAAAACCTCGCATGGTTGCTTCAATTTGCGCCATAGTAAAATCTTGTCTGGCAAAGTTTTTGTAGGACTGGTTGATTGATGAATCCGGAATGCGACAAACTTTTCTAGCAATACATAACTTCATTGCCCGGTCTGGGCTGACTGATGTATATGGTCCTGAAACCATCATCAATTGAGGTTTTGTTTTTATGATGTCACGTATGTCATACGAAGAAGGTTCACCTCGAGTGGCAACCAACCAAACATGCATGTCTTCTGTAACCTGCGCATTTATTTCCTTTACAATCTGAACAAGTTCATCAACAGTGCGGTCTACATTGATGTAGTAGTACTTGCAACCTTGTAAAAAACGAGTGATATGTTGATAAATGACCAATGCTCGATTGTTTTTAATACTAATCACATCATACACGCCGTAAGAACGCAGCAGTCCAAGATCCTGGACACCGATGCTTAGATCGCCGACTTGACAAAATTTACCATTTTGCCAAGCAGGAAAATTACTATTATTCATTTTTTTCTTCAATGGTGTAAAACCAATCATCTCCGGCTGACCATTTGCGTGTGCCATCCACTGTGAACAAAGTTTGTGCGGCCTTGAAGTCTGGAAACTTCACCGTGCCCGAAATCAAACTTTGATCGTACCACAAGCATCGGTTGTTGGGTTGGCAAGCAAACTGACCGTTTTCTAATCTAATAAAATTGAAACTCTTGTGTTCTTCTGCAACTTCAGTAAAGCCTGTGTCCACGTCCATACCGTCTGCACAAAAGTCCACAGTGAACAAATAGGTGCCGTAGTGCCATTCTTTATCTTTGCCCAGGAACTTCACGCCTAGATTACGCAGACCTATTTTTTCAATGATGGTAAAGCGATAGCCCATGCAGTCCCAGAGCTGTAGTGTATCTACGGGCAAATTACCTGAGTAGTCTTCTTGCCACACATAAGCATGGATGGGCAGTTTGTCATACAGTGCTCCGTAATTGGGTAACAGTGATTCAATACGAAACACTTGTCCACGTAGGGCTTTGAGACTGACCCATATAGCAGGTTCTAGTTCTCCGTGTCCCTTTTCAAAGTTGTAGAGAAACTCTCGTTTGACAAAGCATTTGATGGGTGGTAAAGATCCTACAATATAACTCATTTTAGTTCACTTGTATTCCAGCCAACACCCACCCGCCAGTGGATTTTGATTTGGTCATGTTCCAAACTTCTTCAAATGCCTCTGGATCTGCTCCTACTGTGTCTTGTATTGTGCCGGTAAATTCCACACTGGCAATATAATTGGCATCGGTTTCTTCTATGCCCAACAATTTTACTACCAATGATATCACTGCTGTTCTGTACACTTGAGCAGCATCTCGAGATGCCAACTGTTGTTGTATTTCTTTCAACATGGTATCTGTCATCATGCTGCCGAGAGTGGTGATGTCTGCGCGGTCCCATGCACCTTGCAACAGCATGAAGTTTTGTTTGGCAGCTGACTCAAACCCTGCTACATCAAACCCTGCAGGAATCGTCCATGTAGCAGTTGTGGCCAGTGACGACCCAATCATCGAGCCTCCTTGGAAACGTGCGGGTTGGTCAACTACAGGACTGGTGCCAGCACCTTGATAAGCAAGGTCCGGCGAACTGGCCATCATACGCTTGCGCATGAACCAACCTATTGCTGCCAGTACCACAGCGCCGATCATCAGTGCCATCATAATATTACCAAATGCCTCTCCCATACCCAGACTGTGTGCCAACCAGGCCAAGCCTAATCCAGCTGCCAATCCGCCTAGCATGGCCCCCCAGGGCGCTTTTGGTGCAGGGGCCGGCGCCGCTACTGGTGGTGTTGCTTGTGTTGGAGGTGCGGCTTGTTTTTTAGATACGTTAGAACTTTGTTGTCCTGTGCTTTTGCCGCCACCCATGCGTTTACTGGCTTCTGCACTTACACTGGCAAAAGCCATGATGCTTACTAATAAAATTGCAAATAATTTTTCCATGTTATCTCCTAATATTTTCCTGATGCTAGAACAATTTTACAAATATGTTCTAATCTTTCAATGTGCTCGTAAGCACGCCATGGACTTGTGTCAATGGCTACAACTCCGTGTCCTTTAATGCCCACAATGTCATAGGCAATATTACCACGGTCATCTAATTCCAGTCGATAATGACACTGATCAGCCAGGTCCTGGCTGATAGGAGCAACATCACCTACATTTGGTGCTACCCGAGTATAGCGATTGAGTTCTGGAAATGCATTACTGATAGTGCTTAGATCAATGCCGGCATGCATGGCCGCAATGCAATAGGTTGGATGCACATGCACAACCACTCTAACATCGGTTGAGTGCTGTCCCATTTCTTTTTGCAGGCCAAAATGCAGAGGTATTTCGCCGCTGGGCTTAAGATTAGAACTAATGTCGGTATAGTATTCTTCTTGCCAGGACTTTGTCAAAAATGGTGGAATTGGATTGACCTGATCAACCAATCGAATCTTTTTAAACTGATCTGGCTGTAGTGTTTGCTTGCGTACACCTGATGGTGTGATATAAAAGTGATCACGGTCGTGATGACGAATAGAGATATTGCCATCTCTACTGGTTATCCAATTACGCTTGTACGCATCTACCAATATATCACAACAGGTTTCTAACATGTTAATTGTTCCAGTGTCTGATTGTGTTGGCTATGATAAACCCACAAGTCACAACATGTATTATAACCCAAAAGGTCTTGAAGAACAAGGCCAATCGAGCTTCTCGTAAAGTTAAAATGGGCACATCAGGACGGTCATGGTCTGTGTGCCCCATTAGGTGGCCTGTGGCTCGTGCCCAGACTTTTTCAATGCTGTTCATAATTTACAAGATTCACAATCTTCTTCGAGATCAAAATCAATCTCAAGCATGGGCGCAGGTGCATCTTCTTTGATCATTTTACTGCCAGCCTTGTTGATAAGGCTGTAGTAGAATGTCTTGAGTCCCCAATGATGTGCTTGCATTAGGTTGCGAGCAATCAGTGTGGTAGGCACCTTGCGATCAGGCCAGTGCGCTGGATTGTAGAATGTGTTGGTCGAAATTGACTGGTCAATATACGCTGCCAACACACACGCGGTTTTCAAATAGCCAATGCAGTCTTTTTGTGCCCACATCAGTTGATATCGATTTTTTAATCTATGATACTCAGGTACAACTTGTGTAAGACTGCCGGCTTTGGATTCTTTAACAGTGATTAAACTCATGGGCATTTCAATACCATTGGTTGAGTTGATCACCACAGAACTTGATTCAACAGGTGCCACTGCCATCAGTGTGGCATTACGGACACCATGTTCTTTCATTTGTTCACGTAAGGGTTCCCAGTCTAGTTCTGGTGCAAAATTTACAAGTTCATTGACTCCGGCGGCTCGTCTCTCCCAAGGAAATACACCTTTGCCATACCAGGTGTGGTGAGAATCTTTGCAAGGACCACGCTCCTTGGCCAGCTCAACGGTGGCTTCGGTCAAGTAGTAGGCTTGGTGTTCCATCCACGCCTTGACTTCAGCCAAGGCGTCTGATTCACCGTATTGGAGGCTTCGTTTGGCATGCCAGTAGGCAAGGTTGGTGATTCCAATACCCAGGGGTTGGATCTCGTCATTTGAAAGTTTAGACTGGATGGAGAGAAAGTCTTGATAGTCAAGAATGTTGCACAGGCTACGCTGCAATATACGGCAAGCACGGCGCATGTCTTCTGGATTACGGAACGCACCCCAATTGATCGAGCCCAAGGTGCATAGTGCAATACGACCATCGCTGTCATCCAGACGTTTAAAGGGTTTAGTAGGAAGAAGAATTTCACAGCAAAGATTACTCTGGTAAATGGTGTGATACTCAGGATCAAATGGTCCTTGATTCATCACGTTGTCAATGAACACTAGATAGATACGACCAGTGTCTGTTCGTTCCTTAAGTATGCCTGATTTGAACACTTCTTCAGCAGACATAACTTTCTTCCGGAGGTCAGATCTAGCTTCATATTTGACATAAAGATCTTCAAAAAGTGCAGTGTTGGAGTAGAATGCCTCGTAAAGTTCCGGTACTTGGTTAGGGTCAAAAAACGTGATGTTTTGTTTGTGTTTAAATCTACGCCAGAAAAAAGCAGAAAGCACCACCCCATAATCCATGTGTCGGACACGGGTTTCTTCGGTTCCTTGATTGTTCTTGAGCACAATAAGATCATCGAATTGAAGATGCCAGATGGGATAAAAAACAGTGGCACTTGCATTTC